GCAGGCGCTCGCCCAGGCCCAGGGCGTGGCCGATGTCGGGCGCGGGCAGGGCGGCGATGAACTCCTCGCCGCCGTAGCGGGCCAGCAGGTCATCACCGCGTTGCAGGCAGCCGTCGAGGATCGCGGCGACCGCCTGCAGGCGGCGATCACCTTCCGGATGCCCGTAGGTGTCGTTGAGTCGCTTGAAGTGGTCGATATCGATCATCAGCACCGCCAGCCCCACGCCCTGGCGACGGGCGCGGCCGTGCGCGCTGCCGAGCGCTTCATCGAAGTTGCGCCGGTTGCCGAGCCCGGTCAACGGATCGCGCCGGGCCAGCAGCGCCAGCTCGTCGCGCTCACGCTGGATCTGCACCTGGGTGAGCACGCTGCGCAGGGCATGGCCGAGCATGGCACCGATGAACCCCACGGTGGCCAGGGTCGGCTGCAGGCGTGCCACCAGCAGCGCCACCATCATCAGCAGCAACGGCAGCATCAGCGGCACGCCGGCATCGACGATGCGGCGGAGGTTGCGCGGCACAGCCACCGCCGGTGGGCGGTACGTGCTGCCGGCCAGCACTGCCAGCAGCACGAACAGCCCGCTGATCAGCAGGTCGCCCCAGCCACCATCGGGTACCTGCGGCTGCCAGGTATTGATGTAGAGCGCCATCAGGAAGTAGCCGAGCGCGTAGATCGTCAACGTGCGGAAGAAGTCGCGGCGGTCGGCATTGTCCTCGGCCAGGAAGCGGATCAGCGCGAAGCAGAACACCAGGCTGTTCTGCACGTTGCTCAGGGTGTGCAGGCATTGCGTCCACAATGCGGTGTTGAGGTGTGCCATCGCCCGCGTATGCACGAAGTACAGCAACCACAGCAGCGCGATGACCGCCAGGTCCACCGCACGGATACAGCGGTTGCCGCCGCCTGGGCTGGCGGCCACGTAGGTCAGCGGAATCCGGTAGAACACATACAGGATCAGCGACGAGGCGGTCATCTGCGCAGGGCTGAGGCCGGCCACATTGCGATACAGCAGGGCCAGCAGGGCCAGCGAGAACAGGCCGACGGCAGCGCCCAGCGTTCGCCACTTGCAGGCCGCCTGGCTGTCGCGCGCGCGTCGCACGCAGGCCAGAGCGGCCAGAAGGGGGGCGGTGATCAGCATCAGGTAGGAGCCAACCGGGTCCTGCGGGCCGATCAAGGCAATGACGAGCGCGTGCGTGACCATGAAAAACAGTGCCGCACGCAACGTCATGCATTCCCCCGCCCCCAGATCCGGCTGGGATCACGATAGGCAGAAGTAGGTGAGGCTGGCAAGAAAAGTGTGCGCTAGTGCTATTCGCAACCTTGTCGGCTGTCACATTTTCGTTTCATCGGGGTGACACGACGGCGTTGCCGTGGGCGTACGTCCAGAAGTCGCGGGGCTGCCCCCGCACGTGGCGATGGGCGCGCAGTATGTCGGCGAGCGTGGGAGGGGCATGCTGGGGCATCCTCGCCAGTGTCGGCGCTCCGGTCCGGGAAATGCAAAAGGCCAGGTCATGGACCTGGCCTTTGATGCAGTGGTGCCGGTGAAAGGCACTGCGGCACGTTTCCCGCTCAATCACGATAAAGCCCGAACAGCGCCTATATCCAACGGATTCAACAGCTTGCGCGCGCTGCAAAGATCGCGCAAATCCCGTGTTGCCCCGTGCCTGCCCGATAGCGTTACGCCAGAATTACGCCGAACATTGGCGGCATGGCATCTATCCAACGACGCGGCACCTCTTGGCGTGCCGAGATCTACAAAGACGGTCGACGCGAGTCGAACACCCTCCCCACTAAGGCCCAGGCCGTGCAGTGGGCGCTCATGCGCGAGGCGGAGCTGACCGGCGCCCGCCTGCCTGAGAATACCGTGAAGGACGCCCTGCGCCGCTATGCCGACGAGGTGGCGCCTAAGCACAAGGGTGCTCGCTGGGAGCTGGCCCGGCTGGGACTGCTGGAGCGGGACCCTTTGGCGCTCGTGCGGCTGCCCGCTCTGCGGCCGATCCACCTGGCCGAATGGCGCGAGCGCCGCTTGGGCCAGGTCGCACCCGCCTCCGTCCGGCGCGAGATGAACCTGCTGCAGTCGGTGTTCAAATCCTGCCGGAAGGATTGGGGGTGGCTGAATGGTGACCCGATCAAGGACGTGGACCGGCCGCAGGCGCCTGCCAGCCGGAAGCGCAGGGTGGCCCAGGAGGAGATAGATAGGCTGACGCTTGCCCTTGGGTACGACGGTGGCGTGCCGGAGACGGCTCAGCACCGGGTCGCGTTGTGCTTCATGTTCGCCTTGGAGACGGCGATGCGCGCGGGCGAGATCTTGGGCATGAAATGGTCCGATGTGTCGGCAAAGTCCGTGACCCTGCCGAAGACCAAGAACGGCGACGTGCGCCGAGTGCCTATGTCAGCCCGTGCCAGGGAGATCATCGGCCTGCTTCCGCAGGAGGCCGAAAGCGTGTTCGACCTGGACCCCGGAACCCGCGATACCCTCTTCCGCAGGGCGCGGGATGCCGCTCAGATCGAGAACCTGCATTTCCACGACAGCCGTGCGGAGGCAATCTGGCGGCTGTCGAAGAAGCTGGACGTGATGGAGCTGGCCCGGGTCATTGGCCATCGGGACCTGAAGAGCCTCTTGATCTACTACCAGACCGACGCCGACGAGCTGGCTGACCGGCTCGGTTAGCTTGGCGCCATGCCAGCACCTCGCCGGCAATCCATGTGGCCGGGCGCATGCTGATCCGGACGGGGAAGTCCGGCCTACAAGCGACCGTCTCTAGCACCGTTCGCGCAGCCAAGCCGAGCAGGGTGCCGACTTCTTCGGCACCGATGGCTCGCAGCTCGAATGGGATGTTCTCGGCAGCTCCCATAACTCCCTCCTTCAGATCGACGCCAGCGCCGCGCGCTGGTTCGTGGGTTTGCGTTCGGCCAGGCCGAGCTGGAACTGCAGGACGTTGTCGACCGCCGCAGGCACCGCTGCCGGCCGCGCGCTGCGCGGCGGGCGGTTGAGCCGGCGCCATGCCGCAATGGCCGCGTCGGGGTCGGCATGCTTGCTGGTCGACCTGCAGGCGCATTCGACCAGGTGGCCGCCGCCGGCGGACGCACAGCGCTTGTCGTGGATGTGGCGCGCGCGGTGGCCGGCGGCGCAGTTCGGCAACCCTTCCGGGTGGCTGATATGTTCCTGGGTCATGGCTTCTTGCACTCCTCGATGTGGGCGACCAGCTTTTCCAGCAGGAAGGCGGCTTGCTCGGACCTCCTGCGGCGTTCGTACGGGTTGAGGTTCGGACGGGCATCCCTGAGCCATTCCAGCGGCTCGACCAGCCACTGCGGGTCGAACGGGAGCAGGGTGCGCGGGTCGACTTTCTTGTCGGTCGGGAAGCAGTCCGGGCCGGCCCAGTCCTCGCTCTCACCGCAACGGACGCACACGCGCCGTTGGAAGTCGTGGACCTTCTCTGGCTGGATCACGCGCGGGCTGTCGAACAGGGCGCGGACAACGAGGCCGCGCTGGTGCCCGCCGTAGACGTGGCCGGCGTCGGCCTGCATCCAGCAGCCCGGGCTGTGATCATCCTTGCGGCGGTACTCCCAGCGCACCGGCTGCGCGGTGTAGAGCGCCGTCATCAGGGTGTCGGCCCATGCGCGGACCTGGTCGGCGGCAACGGGACCGCCGGCAGGTTCGATGCGTCGCATGGCAGAGACGACCGCGGCGACGGGCGACGACGCCTTGGTGGCCTCGACAACGGTGGCCGGGGAAACGGGGAGTGTTGCGGTCATGCTATTTCTCCAAATGCGAAGCCCGGCTGGGCGACGCGGATACGCGCCTCGGCGATTTCGGCGTATTCGGGGTTCAACTCGCAGCCCAGCCACTGCCGGCCCAAACGCTCGGCGACCACCGCGGTTGTGCCGGCGCCCATGAAGGGGTCCAGCACCAGGCCGCCGGCAGGTGCGCCGGCCAGGATGCAGGGCTCGATGAGCTGCTCGGGGAACGTCGCGAAGTGAGCATCGCGGAATGGACGGGTGGCCACGGTCCAGACACTGCGCTTGTTGCGCGCGCCGTCGCGTCCAGCCGCATCCAGACCATCCTGGGTGCTGCCACACGCGGCGTGCCTTGGCGGAACTGCAGCCCGGCTGCGGCGTTTCTGCCGCGTCTGCCCCGGTACGTCGTAGTCCAAGCGGTCCCAACGATTGCGCACAGCGCTGGGATCATGGGCTGCCTGTTCGCGGATAGCGCCAGCGTCGAAGTAGTAGCGCTGCGACTTGCTCAGCAGGAACAGGTACTCATGCGCTTTGGTGCACCGATCCGTGACGGATTCCGGCATGGGGTTTGGCTTGGACCAGACAATGTCCTGGCGAAGGAACCAGCCGTCCTCCTGGAGCGCGAAGGCGACGCGCCACGGGATGCCGATCAGGTCCTTTGGCTTCAAGCCGGGGGTTCGCTTGGCCGAGCCCGTGCCGGACGCGCCAAGCTGGTACGCACCTATGCGACGCGCTTCCAACATGCTCGATCCTTCAAGCCGAGAGGATGCCTCGGAGGCGGTATTCCCTCTGCTCTGGGCGCCCCAGCTACCCGCATAGCTATCGCCAAGGTTGAGCCACAGCGTGCCGTCATCGCGCAGCAGGCGGCGCACTTCGCGGAAGACTGCAACCAGGCGCGCGACATACTCCGCTGGCGTGTCTTCCAGGCCGATCTGCCCGGCCGCGCCATAGTCGCGCAGCCCGTAGTAGGGCGGGCTGGTTACGCAGGTCTGCACCGAGCCGGCGGCCATGCCGCGCATCACTTCCAGGCAGTCTCCGATGTGAATCATGCGAACAGGTCCAGTTGGGCCGGCATTGCCGGTGCACGTGGCGGTGCCGGCAGTGGGGCGGGAGCGGTGGCGCGCATGCGCGCGCGCTGTGCAGCGTTGAAGGCGAACCAGAAGCCGAGGCCGTGTCGGCGTGCCCGGCATTCGGTCAGCAGCACCCGCGCTGTGTGCTTGGCCTGTGCAGCGGCAGGCGAGCCAGCCGCCAGACTGGATGCTGTCGCCTTGCCGCATTCAGCTGTACAGTGCTGCAAGTCCTCTACCGCGCCCGGCCCATGACCACTAGTGGCTTTCATCGAACCCTGCGCGGTTTCCACGATGGCTACCATTTCGTGCTGACCATCACGAGCAGCGTGGATCACGTTTTCTCGTACACAGCCGAAGTCGACGGCATCGCAGTCGAGTTGCGTTCGGAGGGCGTGATCAGGAGCAAGGGCGACGCGATGCAGCTCGGCATGGCTGCGGTTGAGCGCCACGTGGCGGGCCTTACCCCTAAGCGCTGAAGGCGCGCTGGTGGAGGCCGTGGTGAGCAGCTGGTCAGCCATGGGCAGTCTCCTTTCCCTCAGCCAACCTGATTGCCTCGCGCACGGCCAGCGGCACGTCGCCATGGCGGTGCCCGCGCTGGATCAGGAACTCCAGTACCAGGCGCAGCGTGTTGAGCATGTCGGGCGCTGCAGCAGCTGCCTGGGCATCAGAGTCGGAGTTGGGATTGGTCTTCGCGCCATAGAACACGCCAATGGGCTCGCCATTCCGGCCGAGCAGCATTCCGCCAGCGCCAGCCGTCTCTGCGCCGGCGTAGCGCCACGGGCCGATGGTGAGGACTGGCTCAGCCATTGCCCACCGCCTGGCTGTCGATCAGGGGAGCGCCCGGCAGCGGTGTGTCGAAGTGCAGGGCGTTCTTCGCCTCCTGCTTGGCCCGGATCTTCGCCATTACCTCGGGCTGGCTGATACGGGCCAGCTCGGCGTCGCCAGCAGCGTGCATGTCGAGGCCCGCCACCCAGCAGTAGCCAGCAAGGGTCACCATGACGCCACCGACTTCCTGCGCAGGCTCGCCGACTGGGCGGCCGAACACGTAGTCGACCAGAGTGGGCACACGCGCGCTGTCGTAGCCGTGGGCCTGCAGCAGCTCCAGCACCTCTTCCAGCAGGCGGTCGCCGCGCTCGGTCATGTTGCTGTAGAGCGATGGCAGGAAGCACTGGCCCATCCATTCGGCCACGCCAGCCTGGAAGCTGCGCCCCACCGGCTGGCGGGTATCGCCAGCGCAGGCCGAGCCCAAGTCGCAGTCCGGACAGCAGATGTTGCGGCCTTCATCGTTCTGGCGAATCCCAGTTTGATCGCAGGCATCGCAGCCTTGCGGCAGAGCCCCCACCGGCTGGCGGGCGGCGATCTTCTTGCCTTCCTCCAAGCCTTCCATGTAAGCGGCGCGCTCGCCCTCGGTCCGCGCACACAGCTCATCGGAGCCTTGCACATACACCGGCTGGCGGGCGGCGAGGGCTGCTTGCCAGGCCCACCAGTAGTTGTGGGCGGCCGGGTCTGTGTACTCGCCATCGCCCCAACGGGTGGTGTCAATCGAATTGGCTTCCATCAATGCATCGAACTGAACACGTGCATCCTCCCCCTGACCACCCGGGGAGGGCTGGGTGGCGAGGGCGGCAGCAGCCTTGCGCAGCAGGGCTGCGATTTCTTCGGACCTGTTGGCGTCATGCTGGAGGCCAGCGGCAACGTCTGGAGCGTCGTCGGGGGTGTATTCCTCTCCAGCTTCGAGGGCCTGTTCGATGCTCTCGCCAGTCTCGCGATCCTGAGCGGCCATGCGCTCCAGGCGTTCGGCCTGATCCAGTAGTTCAGAGCGCAGCCCATCCCCCAGCCTCACCCTCCCACCGGGCTGCACGTCCGCCAAGGTCTTGTTGTCGTTGCTCATGCCTGCATGTCCTTGCTGTTGGTGGAGCGCGCGCTGTGCGCGGCGAGGTGTTCCCAGCGTTCGGCTTCGCCCAGGTAGTACTCGTGGCGTTCCTGCCGGACGGTGGCGGTGAACTGCACGTCGTGCAGAGCGCGCTCGGCGGCTGCGCGGTTGGCTTCTGCCATGCGGTCCGGGTCGTGATCGAAGATGTCGAGCTGGTTACGCACGCTGGACTCCTGGGATGGTTTGCCGGCTGTTGGAACCCGGCCGGCGCGGGTTCCCTGCGCTACAGGGGGAGAGCGCAGGGCAGGGGGTCAGTAGTCGGTGTCGGTGATCGGATGGCGATTGCGCTGTGCCTCGCGGCGGCGCCGGTCTGCGTCGCGCTGCCGATCGGCCTTGAACTCCGGCCATGACTGCCGGGCATCCTTGATGCCGCGCCAAGCGAAGTAGCCGATGCCGAACAGCACGGGCGGGAGGAGGGAGCCGGCACTGGTGTAGATGACGCGCGCCAGGAGGGCGAGCAGCAGGATCACGACGACGGCGCAGTAGAAGGGCAGGGCCAGGTGGCGCATTACTCGGTCTCCTGTTCGGCAGTGGGCTCGGCCGGCGCTGGCGCCGGACCTGCGGGCGGGGTGATGGGCGGGATGCCGACGGCCATGGCGGCTAAGAAGTCGTGGTCGGTCACGCGGCTGCTCCATCGGCTATGTGGCTCTCGACCCATGCACGCATGCGCGTCCATCGCTGCTCCGGCGTGTCGTTGTCCCAGCGCCACTCGCCGTCGTTCTCGTGGACGATCTCCGCCGCCATCGCTTCGGCAATGCCAAACGCTTCGCTCACAGCCGCGCGGTCATCAGGGTCGAGGCCGGTCATGTCCAAGCCGCGCTTCGCGCCGATTACGCCCAGCGTGCAATGGCAGCCGGTGCTGTCCTGGAGCTGTTCGGCGATGAGGCGCTTTTCGGGCATCGCGTCGAGCGCATCACGCAGTTCGACCAGGAACTTCTGGCCCCGCTTGCCGCGCAACGCGGAAGAAACGGCGCCGCGCCAGCAGATCAGCGGCCAAGTGTCGCAGTCGTCGCTGTATCCGCTGCGGCTCATGCAACACCGCCTTGTGCGTGCATAAGGCGCATAGCGGTGCGGAGCTGGTCGACCATTTCGCTGACGGCACGCGCTGCGCTGTATCGGCCAGAGAGGAAGTCTTGGCGCGCGAGGTTGGCGGCGAAGTCTGCGTTGTGCTGGTGGTAGCCAAGGCGGCGGGCCGCGAGGCGCACGGCGTCGGCCACTGCCTTGGCGCGGACGCGCCGGGTCGGGAACCGGAGGATGACGGCGCTCACGCAGCCACCGCCTGCTGGAGCGCCAGCGGCTTGGAGCGGGCGATGGTGGCGGTTTCGGTCGCGCCTTCGTCGATAGCGTCGGCGCAGACGGCCAAGTGTTCGGCCAGCTCGCGGGCCTCGGCCGAGGTCAGGTTGAGCAGGGTGGTGCAGCCGACCTGGACGACGACGGTTCCGGCGTGGGGCCGGGGCTCGACGCGGGCGGGGCCGCGGCTGGTGGCGGTGATCGTGGCCAATCTGGTCTCCAGCGCCCTGCCTCTGCTGGGAGGCTTCATGGGCGGCTGGCGACAAAATTAGGCCAAACCTAATATAGCGTCAATAGGTTCAGCCTAATATATTTATGAACTTGTTCATTGCGGTCCTTGCCGCTGAATCAGCCGCCTTAGCTGTAGCTCACTGGGTTTGCTTGACGCAGGTCAGAAACGCTTCGTTCTCGAAATCCCGCACCGCGGTCTCGCGGTTGCGTTCAACCGCCATCCTAGGCCTGTCGTATGCATCAACGACCATTCTGGTCAGTAGGGGTGCTATGGCCGGATCCGCTTCCTTAGCCAAGTCCATGACTCGTGACATCGCGGCACCATGCTGCCGCCCCTCCATGATGCTACGGGCGTACTCGGCGGCAACCTTGCAGGCTTCAGTCTTCTCAGCATCTCGCGAGGCTTGGCCAGGCCCGACATCGTTCGCCTGGTGTCTAGCGCGTGCCACCGAGGCATTCTCATCCACACGCAGTGGCGTGCCCTGATCAGCCGCAGATCTTGGCCAGATGGACGCAGCGCCTACCGCGGTTACGACAACGCCGGCTATGAATGAAATCAGCATCTTCCCGATGCTCGCATGGTCGGCGCTCATCAGTCGGCCCAACCGCCAATCCAATGGACTCGCCCAACGACCGTGATCGGCTCGCGTTTTGAGTCCATTCTTCTAGGCTTTTGCCAATGGTGGTCGCCCTTGGGATTGTCGCTACTGAAGAAGACTGTACCGTCTAGGACCAGCGCTCTTTTCACGTAGTACTCCGGGTTAGCCGCGCCGTGTACCTGGATAACGTACAGGCAACCGTCAACGACGCGGGTATCAGACACGTCGAACAGAATCGCATCGCCATCTTCGATGGTGGGTTCCATGGAGTCGCCCTTGCCATAGTAGATGGCAAGGTTGCGACCATAGATGCCACGACGCCTAAGGCTGGTCTTTTTGAACTTGAGGCTATGGGTCTCGGCGTACTCCTCGGCCTCTGCACCGGCGGCGCCCAAGCCAACAGCCTGAGAGTAGCCAACAACGTCGGTGTAGTCCTGATCGCTTGGTGCTGCCCTATCGGCGCCGAAGTAGAGTTCGTCGAAGTCAGCCCCATGGTCAACCGCGATCTGGCGGGCCGTATCAATCTCGGGGCGGAACTTTCCGTTCAGCCAGTCGTTCGCGGTCACATTGGAGACACGGTAGGTCCTCTGCAGGTACGCACCGGCGCCGCGGCGAGGGATTCCCCGCGCTGCAAGAAGCTGAACAAGTCGCCGACCGAACTCAGGCGCGTAGTTGTCAGGTGGTCTCTTAGGCATAGCCTAAATGATGCCTCTTAGAAAATTAGGTTTGCCCTGTTGACCGGCACATTAGGTTGGACCTAATATGCGCTCATGGACGAGAACCAGCCCCTACTTAGAGCCATCGACGCTGCTGGTAGTCAGCAGCGCCTCGCCGAGTTCCTTGGGATCCGCTCCGCTTCAATCAGCGAGTGGAAGGTGAGGGGCAGAGTTCCCGCCGAACGAGTTTTAGCGGTGGAGGAATGCACTGGCATTTCTCGGCACGATCTTCGGCCAGACGTTTATGGCCCAGCACCATCGTCTCATCCGATCCGATCCTTGGGGCCGGAAATCGACAGCCGCATGAGCAAGCGCGCGCTGCGCGCAAGGCTGGGCCTGTCCACGGACAAGCAGCTGGCGAAGGTGCTGCAGCTGCCGACCGAGCAGGTCGAGTCTTGGGCGGAAGAGGGCGCCTTGCCTGCGCTGCCGCAGATCCAGCGGCTGCTGGGGGTCCAGGAACAGCCGCGGGCACTGCCCGCGCCGCATGACCCCGACGAGAACCGTTACGCCCCCCTGGAGGTTGCCTGATATGCGCGCGCTGAAGCGACGACTGGCGATCCATCGCCGGCTGCTGGCGTTCCAGCAGTGGGGTGTGTTGGTGAAGACCTTGGTCTCCGGCAGCGCGGGTGACGCGCTCCGGGCGCCGTAGGCGCCTGCCATCCATGAGTAGTTGATGTCCATGGCGCACATGTTGCGCCGCACGAATGTCTGAAACCACGTTCACGAGAGCCCCGAATGAACATCATCGACGCAGCCCACAAGACCGTGCATGCCTATCCAGGCGGTAGCGAGTCTCTGGCACCGCGCATTGCCATGTCGGCGGCGGTGCTCCGGAACAAGGTCAATCCGAACAACTCCACGCACCACCTGACGCTGGTCGAAGCCAGCGAGGTGATGGGCGTGACCGGTGACTACCGAATCCTGCACGCCTTGGCCGGGGAGCACGGCTACACGCTGAGCAAGATGGAAGGCGGGACCAGCGGCAGCCTGATCGGCGCGCTGCTTGCTGCCGCCGGCGCCAAGGGTGATCTGGCCGAGGTCATCGCCGAAGCGATGGCTGATCAGCGGATCACGCCGAACGAGGCCAGCACCATCGCGCAGCACTGCTCGCGCCTGCAGGAGATCTTTGCCGAGCTTGCTCAGCATGCGGCGAACGCTGCTGCGAGGGACGCGCAATGAACCATCCGGCTCGTTCCAGCGACCTGAGCACCAGCCACGACGCGGCACACTACGTGGTCTCGAGCGGCCTGCAGGCGCACCAGCACGACCAGAGCGCCAAGGCGGTTACCGACCATCCGGGCATGACCAGCAACGAGCTGGCGCAGGCCACAGGGCTGGATCGGTACATGCTCGCCCGCCGTCTGCCGGAGCTGATCAAGGCCGGCCGCGTGTGGCGAGGCCCGAACAAGCCGTGCGCGGTCAGCGGCCGCACCGCGTGCACCTGGTGGCCGGTGGCGCCGGGGCGGAACCTGGCGCTGGGGATCTGACGTGAGCGCACGAGTTACAGGCATGGTCTTCGACCGCTACCCGAACGGCGGCGGCGAGATGCTGCTGGCGTTGGCGCTTGCCGACCACGCGCACGACGACGGCACGCACATCTTTCCGTCGATTGCGCGGCTGGCCGAGAAGACCCGGCAGTCGGAGCGTTCGGTGCAGTACCAGCTGCGCCGCATGGAGCAATCCGGCTGGTTGGTGCTGGTGAACGCCGGCATCGGTGGCCGTCGCAGTGGGTTTGGTGAAGGTGGTCGTACCCGCCAGTACCGGATCAACCCTGAATGGATGAAGGGTGCAGAAATTGCACCCTTTGCAAAGGGTGCAAAACAGGCCTCCGAAGGGTGCAAAACGACGCAGGAAAGGGTGCAAAACGGCGTCGAAAAGGGTGCAACAGCTATTGCACCCGAACCAAGAGCAACCAAAAGCAACCAAGAGCAACCCTCACACCGCGAGTGTGAGCGCGAGGCCGATCCGCTGGCGCTGACCGTCGACCAAGTCGACCGGGTGCTGGCCGGGTTCGGTAGCACGCCGAGCGGCGTCGACCGCGAGCTGCTGGCCAGGTTCGTCCGTCACCGCGCCGCGATCCGCCGGCCGCTGTCGGTCCAGGGCTGGCTGCAGGTCCGCCAGCAGCTGCTGGACCTGATCGCCGCCGGCCACGACCCGAACGAATCCCTGAAGCAGACGATGGCCGCCGGCCTGTCGTTGCCCGTGATCCCTGTCGCCCAGCCATCCGCAGGAGCAACCCATGCAAGCCCTCAACACGGTTCTGCCGGCCGCACCGAGCAGCTCGAGCAGCAGTTCTTCGCCGAACGCCGAGGCGGTGGCCACGGTGGCGGCGCTGGGTTCGAGCCAGGCGATGTCGTCGACGCCGAGTTTGCCGTCGTCGAATGAGCCGCTGAGCGAGCAGCAGTCGGCTTACCTGTGGGAATTCTGGAAGCAGATGACGGCCATGTTCCCGGGGAAGTGGGAGCGCGAGAACGGCGCTGCGCCGTTCAAGAAGGACGGCAGCCTGACCATCGCGGCCGGCACGTGGTTTCAGGTGCTGAAGGGCCGTAGCAGGGCACAGCACGCGCGCGGCATGGCCTGCTGCCTGACCGAGGGCCGGGAGTGGCCGCCGAACCCGCCGCGGTTCCTGACGATGTGCCTGGACATTCCGGTCATGGCGGCGGTGGAGCGGGAGATGGCGCCGGGTCGGCCGCAAAGCGGTTTCACGGTGCTGGTGCGGTCGCTGCTTGACCTGCACGTCTACGCCTCGGCCGACCACGGATCGCAGCAGCGCCGGATGTTGGAGGAGGCCTACACGCGCGCTGTCCAGCACGTGGTCGACGGCAAGCCGCTGCCGCAGCCGGCGCTGGCGATCGAGCAGGAGAAGCACGGTGTGCGGCCGGTTCGTGACCGGGAGTCGGCGCGCGCTGCGATGGAGCGGGCAGCGGCCGAGCTGAACTTCGATGGTGACTGAAGCGGAGCTGGACCAGGCGGAGCAGGCAGGCCGCTGGGCACGCGACGCATGCCGCAGCCGGGAATCGGCACCGCGGTACGAGATGGGACTGGACGGTGTGACGCGGCGACGCCGCTGGCAGGCCGGGTGGGACAAGCGGGACCAGGAACTGAGCGCGGCACGCCGCACTACGACGAGGAAGAGACGCTGATGGCTGCCAAGAAGATCCTCTCCCAGTTCACGACGGACCAGCTGCTAGAGGAAGTGGTACGGCGTCGAAACGAGCGCAAGGACGTGGGTGACGTGGAGCCATGCGACCAGTGTCGGCACTTCCAGTTCTGGACCGCCGATCTGGATCCGCCGAAGGACTACAACCCTTGCGACCTGGGCAAGCGAATGAGTTTTCACATGGCAGGGGAAGGCGAGGATCCGCACAGGGGCATCGGCTACTACCGGCGGGTGTGCCCTTCAAGGATGAGCAGAGAGGGCGCGCGCTGATGTGGTCGAAGGCACCACCGCCAACGAACGAAGAGGCACGCCGGATCCGCAAGGCGAAGGCAGGGCCGTGCATGGTCTGCCTTCTGCTCTACACGCGGAACCTGCTTCCTCAGCACCGCGTGGTCTACGGCTGCGACTACCACCACTGCAAGTCAGGAAACATCCGGCGCGGCCATGCCTTTGGCTTCGCCATGTGCCAGTGGCACCACGAGCGCATCCCGCAAGAGGGGAGGTCGTTCGCATGGATGTCCAAGGTTTACGGCTGGAGCTTGAAAGACGGCTCCAGGACCTTCCACGAACTGTACTGCTCCGACGACGAACTGATCGCGCAGCAGACCTATGTAAACCATCTCAGGAGAACCGCCAATGGCTAAGCCGACAGGCCTGTCCGACGAGGTCAGGACCATTTTCGAAGCGCGGAAGGGCCAGTCGCTCGGCCACCAGCAGGTGTTCGAGTTGATGGACGTGACCGGCGTCGACAAGACGAAGGAGCGCAACGGTGTCCGCGATGTGCTGACGTGGCTGGTGGGCTGCGGCTACCTGGTGAAGACCGGCGCCCGGGCCACCGCCACATACCGCTACAGCGGGCAGGGTATGCGCTTTCACAAGGCGACGGCCCAGGAGCTTCGCGAGCGGCGCATCGAGCGCGGCCGAGCCTACCGTGCGCGAAACGGTGCACAGCCGCAGGCCCCGCGCGTGGACAAGATGACCATCAACCGGGTGCGGGTTGAGCGGCTGTCCGGCCTGGCGCCGGCGAAGGCGTGGGGCAAGGAGAAGGACGGCCAGCGGCCGGCCGAGACGGTGGAGCAGTTCCTGGCGCGCGGCGGGCGGGTGCAGCGCCTGACGGCCAGCTGGGAGCAGGCAGCATGAGCGTTCGACCACTGCTGCACGCGCTGCTGACCAGCTGCCTGATGGAAGGTCGAATCACGCCCAACGGCGCCAGGGCGATCAGAGACGAGTCGGAGTCGCCGGCGGTTGACTGGCAGCCCATCGCAGGAGCGCCGCAGGACGGCACGCGGCTGATGCTGTGGGACTCGGTGAGCAAGCGGCCGGTGTTCGGCAGCTGGCGTGGTGGCAACCCGGCGATCACGCACTTTGCGGCCGAGCCGGCCGGCCCGGAGGCTTCCGAATGAACCTGATCGAGTTCTGCACCGCCCAGGGCGGTAAAGGCACGCCGAACTGCGTTGTTCTCCGTCGGATGGCTGCCCGGGTAGGGACCGCCGTGCGGACGCTGTACATGGTGGCGCGCGGGCACAAGCTGGCGGGTGCGAGGCTGTGCGCCAGGTTGGAGGCATACACCGATGGCGCAGTGAGGCGTGAAGACCTCCTGCCGGACATCTTCCGGGGCGAGAAGCTGCCTTCGCCCACTCCGCCGGCTGGCTTCGTTCTGGTGCCGTTCGTGCTGCCGGAGGAGATGGAAATCGCCTTCATGGAGACGTGGGTCCTCAAACGGCGCTGCATCGACGATCCCGAGATGCAAGACGCTTGGGAAGCGGCGCTCGCCGCTCGCCCGGAGGTGCCATGAACCGTCAGCCAGCTGATCACCACCACAACCGCGAGCCGGGCTGGCCGGACTGGGGACGGCAGAACCTTACGCTGACCGCCGCGCTGCGGATGGTCCGCATGTACGGGGACCGCATGCCTTCGGTTGCCCAGTTGCGCACGGACTTCGGTATCAGCCGGGCGACGGCGTTCCGATGGCGAGCCGCATTCAGGGAATCACTACAGATGCAGGGGCAGGCGGAGGTGAGCGCGTGAGCCGAGATCAGCCATACACCTACACCCAGCGACAGCCGGGCAACCTGGACGCGTGGCGCATTGGGGAGGCCTGTTCGACAGCGTCGAAGGCATCGGCGGGGGACCACATCGATCGTGGCCTTGTCCTTCTGAGAGAGCTGGAGATCAGGGGGTTCGCCATCCTCCCACTGGACCCGAACCGCAATGGCTACTGAAGCACGCGCGCTGGAGCTGGTTCTGCCCTGGCCGAGCAAGGACCTGTCGCCGAATGGCCGGGTGCACTGGAGTAGGAAGGCCAAGGCCACGAAGCATGCCCGGCAGACTGCGGTAGTGCTGGCGCACGAGGCGGGTTGGCGCGCGCTGCAGCTGCCGGCGGGGGG